GAAGAGGACAAATGAATGGATCAACACCGCGGCGCCGTGGCTCTCGCTGGACGGCTGGCGCAAGGGGCAAACCTCCTGGACGGCCGAGGACCTGATCGGGGAACTGTGCTGGATTGGCGTCGACCTCAGCTCGAAGATCGACCTCGCGGCCGTCGTATGCGTGTTCCCACCCACACCCACCCGCCCCCACTGGTGCCTGCAGGTCTACTGCCTGACGCCGGAGGACACACTGCTCGAGCGCGCGCGCCGAGACCGCGCACCATATCCGCAGTGGGTGAAAGAGGGCTATCTCCTGACGAACCCGGGCAACCGGATCGACCAGCACGTCCTGGCCGCGCTCGTGCGCGAGTTCGCCGGCAAGTTCAAGGTGCAGGGCATCGGCTTCGACCCCTGGAACGCCGGCACCATCGAACAGGATCTCGCCGCGCTCGGGCTGCCCGTCGTCGAGATCCCGCAGACCCTGCAGCAGATGAGCGCGCCGTCGAAAGACTTCGAAGCCGATGTATTGGACGGCCTGGTCGACGCCGGCGGCAACCCCCTGATGGCCTGGTGCATCAGTAATGTGGTTGTACAGAGGGACGGAAAAGACAATATTTACCCTGTGAAGAAGAAGTCACGCGGGAGGATCGACCCCGTCGTGGCCGCCATCATGGCGCGGAAGCTGGCGTCCGCGCGCGAGGCGCCACCGAAGGAGTATCAGCTGTTGGTATTGGGCGGACCGAGGTCGACGAACTCGGCGCCGCTGGTGGGAGCGACGCGATGAAAGAGACGACCGAACTGCAGGTCGCAACGAAAGCTAGAGGGGGACGGCCGCGGGTCAGCGACCGGCACGCGCCAGTCTCGACATGGTTACCGACCGACACCTACGAGCAGTTGCTCGCTCTGGCAAAGCGACGTGAGACGAGTCTATCCGCCACCGTGCGGGCACTACTGATCTTCCGTCTCCGCTGATTTGTTGTTTCATTAAACAACCTCACTCGGCGGCCAATTCCTTACCGTTGGGGAAGAAATGGCCAAGCGCGCGACAGCTGTCCTCGATCGCGCGCCGGTCGTCCACGTCGAACCCCTGCGTTGGAATCGGCGCCTCTCGCACGCGTTCGATGTCGCGCGCGTCGAGTTTCCCCCGCAATCGATCGAAGAAGCGCTCGTCGCCAAATACCTCGGGGTCGATATCAAGGCACTCGAGCGCCGCGAGATGCGCGTGCCCGCCGTCCGGATGGGCGCGTTCCTCACGGCGGTCGATGATGTCCTGCGCGCCTGGTCCGTGGACGATGTCCGCAATCTGAACTATCGCGGCGAAGAGACCCCGCCGAGTTACGACATCATCCAGCTCAACTCGACCAAGAGCGCCGACTTCCTGATCGATGGAATGCGGTTCGTCCGGCAGGCCGAGCCGAACGGCCCGCGCGCGACCTTACGAGTCGAGCCGGCGTGGTACGGGTTGGACGTCACTGTGTATGGCCTGCGATCGCTGGGCACCGCTCAGACGCTGCTGGGTGCGATCCAGACACGAGCCGGCGAGATCAACTTCCTGAAGGGCGAGGCGTTCTCGCTGTCGGGGGAGTTCCTGCCGAAGACTGACGAGACCTTCGCCGATCTGTTTCTCGATTCCAAAAATGCCGCGGCATTGACGCGCGTCGTCAGCCTCGTCAACACGAAAGGGAAGACCCTCGAGAACCGCGGCGTCCTTCTGATGGGGCCGCCCGGCACCGGCAAGACGCTCGCGGCGCGCATCGTGCGGAACGACGCGCAGGCCACCTTCATCTGGGTCAGTTCACGCGACTTCCATTACAGCGGGAGCTTCGGCGGCTTCAGCCAGGCGTTTGACCTCGCGCGCGAATGCGCGCCGTCCGTCGTCGTGTTCGAAGACATCGACAACTGGCTGTATGACACGACCGTCGATCTCATCAAGACGGAGATGGATGGCGTCGCCAGGAGTACTGGCGTTGTCACGATGATGACGACGAACTACCCGGAGCAGTTGCCGGCCGCGCTGATCGATCGGCCTGGACGCTTTCATGACGTCCTGAAGTTCGATCTGCCGAGCGATGACGCCCGCAAGCAGATGCTGGTGAAGTGGTTGCCCGGCCTCACGGCCGCCGATCTCTCGCGGGCGGTAACCGCGACGAAAGGGTATAGCGGCGCGCACGTCCGGGAACTGGCGCGGTTCGCGACCATCATTGCCGAACAAGACACCCTGCCGCTCGACGAGGCGCTCACGGCCGCGTTGACGAAGCTGGCGGAGCAGCGCGACCTCATCACGAACACCCAGCGCACCGGCTCGCGGTATCGGATGGCGCCGGCCTTGAAGCAGAAGACGGTCGACCGCACGCGTCGCCGCGCCTACTCGCGCCTCGAGATCAAGAGCATCGACGCGGCGCAGCGCGTCATCACCGGGATTGCGACCAGCGCGTCGACCGATCTTTATGGCGACGTCGTCGAGCCGGACGGCGCCGAGTTCACGCTGCCCATCCCGCTGCTATGGCAGCACGACAGCGATCAGCCGATCGGGCAAGTCTTCGCCGCCAAATCGACCAAGGCCGGGATCGAGATTCAGGCGCGCATCGCGCAGACCGACACGCCAGGCGTGCTCAAAGACCGCCTCGATATGGCGTGGCAGTCGATCACGATGAAACTGGTCCGCGGACTCTCGATCGGCTTCTCGTCGATCGAAGAGGCCTACGACAAGGTCACCGGTGGGTTTCACTACATCAAATGGATGTGGCACGAACTCTCCGCCGTGACGATCCCGGCGAACACGGACGCCTCAATTCAAACCATCAAGTCCCTCGACGTCGGCGCCGCGCCGGGCACCGAAGACGACGTCAGGACTCGCCACAAACCGGCCGGCGTTTCGGCCCCATCGCGCGTCGTCTCGACGCGCACGGAACGCCATATGAAGAAGAGTTACGCTGACCTGATCGCCGAGTGTGTGGCCTCTCGCAAAGAAAAGTCAGACAAAATCGACGCGCTGCTCACGACGTCCGGCGAAGCCGGCGTGACGCTCGACGCCGCGCAAGAAGAGACCCACGACACGCTGGCGTCTGAGATCGAGGCCCTCGACAAGCAACTCGTGCGGCTCCGGGCGGCCGAGGCGCGCGAGAAAGCCGCGGCCGTGCCGGTCGCCGGTCGTACCCCGGCTGAAGGCGGGCAGGCGCGTGCGGGCGTGATCACGGTGGAGCGGCCGCTGCCGCCGGGCGTCCAGTTTGCACGTTACGCCATGTGTATGGGCATGGCCCGTGGCAACCACTTCGAAGCCAAACAGATTGCACGCCTGAACTACGGCGACAACGCGGCCGGGCTCGAGAAGTTGATCGACCTGCAGCAGAAGGCTGGTGTCGGGGCCGGCGCGACCGTGACGGCGAACAACCTGTCCGACCTCGTGCCGTACACCATCATGGACGACTTCATCACCTTCCTCCGGCCGAAGACGATCATCGGGAAGTTCGGCACCGAGCAAGGCACAGTCAAGATCCCGCCATTGCGGACGGTGCCGTTCAACACCCGCGTCTCCGGGTTCTCGGCGGGCTTCACGGCCGCGTGGAAGGGCGAGGGCTTGCCGGTGCTGCCAAGCGCCGCGACGTCGTTCTTCCTGACCCTGACGTGGGCCAATCTCGCCGCGCTGGCGATCCTGACCAAAGAAGAGATGCGCTTCAGCAATCCGAGTGCGGAAGCCAAGGTCCGAGATGACCTCGCGAAGTCGATCATCGTGAAGCAGGACATCGATTTCATCAACCCCGCCAAAGCCGCCGTGGCGAACACCTCGCCGGCCTCGGTCACCTTCAACACGGCCCCGATCGCTCCGACCGGCGCGACCGCGGCGGCGTTCCGCACGGACTTTGCGACGCTGCTCGGCACGTTCGCGACGTTGCTCCTCGATCCGAGCGATATCGTGATCATCATGTCGACGATCGATGCGCTCAACCTCAGTTTGATGATCAACACGTTGGGCGTGCAGGTGTTCCCGGACATCACGATGGCGGGCGGCATGTTGCTCGGGTTCCCGGTCATTACCTCGGAGTCGATGGTCTCGGAAGGGAGCCCGCTCGAAGACATCATCGTCGCCGTCAAGGCGGGCGATGTGTACCTCTCCGACGACGGCGTGGTGACGGTCGATGCCAGCGACCAGGCCTCGATCGAGATGCAGACCAGTTCGGCACAGTCCGGCCTGACCGGCACGGGCGCGTCGCTCGTGTCGCTGTGGCAGACCGGGATGGTCGGGCTCATGGCCACGCGGGAGATCAACTGGAAGCTGCGGCGCACCGGCGCCGCGCGTTACATCGGACCAGCGCTCTATCGCGCGTAATCGGTGAGGTAGTCGGAAGGAGTCTCGCGTGCCATTTACCGACCCTTCAACGGACAAACCGCCGCCAGCTGCCAAGCCGGACCCACCCAAAGGCGAGAAGCCTGAAGGGCACGCGTCCGGCGACGCCGGCAAGAGCTAAAGCGTTCCGCTACGGGACGGCTCGCCGCGTTCGGCCGGCCGTCCCGTTTCTCGTCCCTGCGTTGAGGGCGCCGTCATGAAATTCAGAGCTCTGAAAGAGTGCCCACAAGGGCAACAGCCCGGCGACATCTTTGACGCCGAGGAAGACGCCGGCGCGGTGCTCGAATCGGTCGGCGCCGCGGCACGTGTCGTCGAGTCCGACGACGAACCCAAGAAGCACAAGCGCGACTACAAGCGGCGCGATCTCCAGGCTGAGGACTGAGTGAAGATCCAGATCGGATCGTTCAGCCTCGAGCTGCGCACGAAGGCCGCGGGCGGCGATCTCATCACGCACCTGCCGTCAAGCCAAGGGTGGTGGCCGATTATCCGCGAGGCGTTCGCCGGCGCCTGGCAGAGAGGTGTGCACGTCCCCGTCGAAGATGCGCTCACGCATCCGACGTTCTGGGCCTGCGTCACACTCATCGCGGGTGACATCGCGAAGATGCGGGCGATGCTCGTCGAGGAAACCGACGACGGCATCAACATCGAGGTCAACCGCCAGTCGCCGTACGCGCCAGTAATCATCAAGCCGAATCACTACCAGAACCGCATCCAGTTCTACATCTACTGGATCATCTCGAAGCTGACACGCGGCAATACGTACGCCCTGAAGGCGCGCGATGCGCGCGGCATCGTGACAGACGCGTACCTCCTGGACCCCACCCGCGTGCGGCCGATGGTGACGCCGGACGGCCAGGTCTATTACGCCTGTCAGCAAGACCTGCTGGCTGAGCTCACCGACGCGTCGATCGTGATTCCCGCGCGCGAGATCATCCACGACATCGGATTCGCCCCGTACCATCCACTCATCGGCTTCTCACCGGTCTATGCCTGCGGCCATGCGGCGATGCAGGGCCTCACGATCGTCGGGAACATGACCCGCATGTTCAAGCACGGTTCCCAAGTGGGTGGCGTGCTCACGGCGCCTGGGCAGATCAGCCCGGAGACGGCGGCGCGCCTGGAGAAGTACTGGGAGGAAAACTACGCCGGTGAAGCGAACATCGGCAAGATCGCGGTGCTCGGTGATGGACTGAAGTTCGAGAAACCTACCGTGATGAGCGCTGTCGATGCGCAGTTGATCGACCAGTTGAAGTGGGACGACGAAAAAATCTGCGCGGTGTTCCACGTGCCGCCGTACATGGTCGGCGTCGGCTCGATGCCGGCCTACAACAACATCGAGGCGCTGGCGCAGCAGTACTACAGCCAGTGCTTGCAACTGCTCATCGAGTCGCTCGAACTCTGCCTCACCGAAGGGCTCGAACTGGAGGACGTGAAGCGTCCGGACGGTGGCACGGGCTACGAGGTCGAGTTCGACGTCGCGTCCCTGCTCCGCATGGACTCGGTGGCGAAGATGGAGGCGGCGACGAAGGGGGTCGTCGGCGGCATCTACACGCCGAATGAAGCTCGGGCGTCGTTCAACCTCAAGCCGGTGAAGGGCGGGGACACGCCGTACCTCCAGCAGCAGAACTTCAGCCTCGCGGCGCTCGATGCGAGAGACAAGGCATCGGCCAAGGCGGCGGCCAATCCGCCACCACCGCCGCCGGCACCAGGCGATCCACCGAAGCCGGGCGATCCGAAGGTGGATGATCCGCCGCCGAAACCTAGCGATCCGCCGAAGGTGGATGACCCACCGCCGCTGCCGCCCACGAAAGCGATCGACATCGCGGCGTTTACGCGTGAACTCGCTGCCTCTGAGCGCGCATGGGCCGAACGATATCGTGCCTGGGAGAGCGACGACGAAACAGCACACCTGCAGGCGACCGCATGACGCTCGAGCGCGAACTCGCCGACATCGTCGTGAGCACCGTGCACAACGTCGTGGACAAGGCGCTCATGCCAGTGCTGGCGAATGTGAAAGTGCTCCAGGCCCAGATCGCGAACTGGGAAGCGCGCTGGGGCGATCTCGGCGTGTTGCGCGAGCGTGTGGCCGTCGTCGAGTCCAGAACCCAGCCGTCGCCGCCCAGCCAGTGCGTGACCTGCGGGCGGTCATCGTGTCCGTGCGGACGGCAGACCTCGGGCGGTGAGCCCTGTCCGCCGGACTGTCCGACGTGTGACCCGAGCTGTCCGTGCGTCGCGTCAGGAAAGGCGGCGCTCCTCGCGCACATCAAAGCTGCGCAGGGACCGGTCATGGAACGCCTCGCGATCGTTGAGGCACGCGCGGCCGTGCCCGGTCCCGTCGGCGAGCCAGGCCCTCCTGGACCAATTGGACCGGCCGGGCCGCCTGGTGAGCGGGGTCTACCAGGGGAACCCGGGCCGGCTGGCGAGCGTGGAGTAGAAGGCCAGCCAGGACCGCCAGGATTACCTGGCGAGCGAGGCGCACCCGGTGAAGGTGTGGCAGGTCCAGCTGGCGAGCGGGGCGCCTGTGGCGAACCTGGGCCACGTGGGGAACCCGGCGAGCGCGGCGCCGATGGGTTGATTGGACCTGCCGGGGAGCGCGGTCTCCCTGGAGAACGCGGCGCCGATGGGCTGATTGGACCTGCCGGCCCGGCTGGTGAACGGGGCGAGCGTGGCGACGGTGCGCCGGGCCGCGACGGCACGGACGGCCGAGACGGTCAGCCAGGCGTGCCCGGCCGGGACGGAGCACCCGGCGAACGGGGCGAGAAGGGCCTCGACGGCACGCCAGGGCGCGATGGCACGCTCGAAGCGCTCCGGGTCGAACAGGTCGACGAGCGAGCGTGGCAACTCGTCAGAGCGGATGGCACGGCCATTCCCGGCGGGCTGCTGCGGTTCGCCGTCGTCCTGGACCGTGGCGTCTATCAGGCCGCGCGCACGTATGAGAAGGGCGACGGCGTGACGTTCGGCGGGTCGTTCTGGATTGCGCAGGACGCCACGAGCGAAAAGCCGGGCGACGGTGCAACCAAGTGGCGACTGGCTGTGAAGGCTGGGAGGGAAGGACGTGCAGGCACACCGGGCAAAGACGGGATGCCGGGGCCTAAAGGCGAGAAGGGCGATCCCGGACGGGACTACCGATGATGCTGACCCTCTCGATCGCGGCACTGCCGGCCCTCTTGATCTACTTCGTGCTCGCAGGTGCCAGCGTGTTCGGAGAACGCCGCGCGCGGCGAGAGAACGAACGGAGGCAGACCGCCTATCGAGCTGATTGCGAGCAGGCGCGGCGCGACGGACGTCGGCCGCCGTTTCCACCGAACGTCGTGGTGAGTCGATGACGCGCATCAAGGCGAAGTCCACGAAGAAGGCGGCCGTCGGCGCGATGACCACGCAGGACAATCCGCCGCCTCAGAAGCCGCCGAAGAAAGGGAAGCGGTGACGACGGTCCAGAAACTGTGGCCCGGCGAAACGTGCCTGCTGCTGGGCGCTGGTCCCTCACTGACGCCGGAGGACGTGAACGCCTGCCGCGGGCGCGCGCGCGTCATCGCCATCAATAGCAGTTACAAGCTCGCGGCGTTCGCCGACGTCCTCTACGCGGCTGATCGCAAGTGGTGGACCTGGGAGAAAGGCGCGCCGACCTTCACCGGCCTGAAGTATTCGATCGCGCCGATGCCGGCGAGCCTGTACCCCGACGTCCAGGTGCTCAAGAATACGGGGGCATCAGGGTTGGAGCTCGACCCGACCGGCCTGCGGACGGGCATGCATTCTGGCTATCAAGCGATCGGCCTCGCGGTGCATCTCGGCGCGGCGCGAATCCTCCTGCTCGGCTATGACCTGAGCGTGGCGCCGGATGGCCGGACGCACTGGCACGGCGATCATCCCGATCAGCGCCCCTCGCCGTATCCGCAGATGCTCGAGGCCTTCCCGAGTCTGGTCGAGCCACTCGCGGCGATCGGCGTGACGGTGATCAACTGCTCGCGCCGCACCGTGCTGACGGCGTTTCCCTGTGCGTCGCTGGATGACGAGCTCGCCCGGCTGGAGCGTGCCGCGTGATCAAAGTCTTCGCCTGCTTCTACAACGAAGCCGCGTTGATCCCGTTCTTCCTGGCGCACTACCACTATGCCGACGCGATTCACGCGATCGTCAGCCCCTCGATCGATGACACGCGCGCGCGGCTCGCCGCGGACCCGCGCGTGACGATCGACGACCGCGAGATGCCAGACGGGATCGATGACGACCTGAAGGTCGGCTGGCTGAATGCCGCGCTCGCCGTGCCCGATCGGGCGCACGCGTGGCACCTGGTCGTCGACGCAGATGAGTTCCTGTGGCCGCCGGGCGATCCGGGCGCGGCGACGGTCCGGGCCTATCTCGCCTCGGTCCCCGCCTCCGACATCGCTCTGCGCGCGCACCTGGTCGACGTCTTTCGCCACGCGGAGGACACAGATCTCGATGCGACGGCCGCGCCCGTGGTGTTACAGCGTCGGCACGGCAGCGCCCGCACCGACAACGAGAAGCCGATCGTGCTACGCGCGAACCGCGGGATCAGGCTCACGCCGGGCAATCACGACTTCATCGGAGGCGCCCGGCTGTCCCAGACGCATCAGTTCGAGGGCGCGCACTGGCAGAATGCCGACCCCTCCTTCGCGGTGACGCGCCGGGTCCGGGATCGCAAGGAGCGGATGAGCGCCGTGAATGTGCAGAAGGGGCACGGCTGGCATCACTGGGCGCCGACCGCCGACGATGTGCGGCGCGAACTGGAGAGTCATCGTCATGACGTCCAGCGATTCTAAGCGGCGCGTCTTCGGTGTGGACTACCAGTTCTTGAGCTGCGGCTCGGTGTTCACGGACGGCCTCGCCCACGCGGCGGCCGACCTCGGCGTCGACTATCAGCACGCCGATTGGAACGTCCCCGATCTGCCGGCACGGGTGCGAGCCTTCGGGCCCGATCTCTTATTCGTCGTGCACGGGCGCAAGTTTCAACAGTGGGGCGCGCGGGTGACCGCGCCGGCCACGGCGGTCTGGATTCTTGACGAGCCGTATGAGGTGGATGACACGAGCGTCTGGTCCAAGCGCTTTGATCACGTCTTCCTCAATGATCCTGCGACGCGGCATCGGCATTCACACTCCGCGTACCTTCCGGTGGCCTATGACGCGCACGTCCACTATCCCGGCGATGAGTCGCGCCGCCGCGCCGTCGGGTTCATCGGAGGCGGAAACTCGACCCGCGATCGCTACTTGGCGGCGCTGGCCCGCGCGGGCCTGCTCAGCTATGTGGTCGGTGGCACGTGGAACGATCCGTCCGTCAACCGGCTGTGCCTCTCGCGCCACATCACGCCCCGCGAGACGGCCGCGCTTTACCGGCAGACCCGGATCGTGCTGAACGTGTTCCGAGAGACCCATCACTTCAATCGCGACCACGTGCCGGCGACGTCCTTGAACCCGCGGGTCTACGAAGCGCTCGCGTGTGGCGCGCTCGTGGCTAGTGAATGGCGGCCGGAAGTCACGAACCTTGTGCCGGAGCTGCCGACGTTCCGTTCGGTGGAGGAATGTGTCTCGATCGTCGCGGCGCTGCTGGCCGATCCGAATGCGGCTGAAGCCATCCGCGTGCGCTGCATGGAACGGCTCGCGCCCCATACCTATGCGGCTCGGCTGCAGCGTGTGCTCGACGTGGCCTGTGCCGAGGTGGCCGCATGACGCGCATGGTCTCGACGATGCGGCTCGAAAAGGAACTGAAAGCGCGCGGCCTTGTGCCGGATGAGTGCAAGTTGATCGAAGTCCGCATTGAGCCCCAATCGGCGCTGGTCGTGCGGTACGAGGTGTTCGTTCGCCCGGATCAATTGGACCTCTTCGCCGATGCCTTGAAAGCGGTGGCACAACAGGGCCTGGCTGATGATGCACGCCAGCGAGCAGTCATCGGAGACAAGCCATGACCCCGCGCGTGAGCATCATCACGACGGTCTACGACCGCATGGCCTGTCTCGCGCGCTGCGTGCGATCGGTGCAGCACAGCGAGCTCGCCGAGTTCGAACAACTCATCGTCTCGGATGCACCGGGCCCAGCCATCGAGACGGAGATCGATCAGCTCGTCGCTCGCACCGCGGACCCACGCGTCCGGCATCTGACCTGTTCGGTGCGCGCGAACGACTGGGGCATGACGCCGGCCTTCGCCGGATGGCAGGCCGCGCGCGGCGAGTTCATCTGCTTCCTCTCGGACGACAACGCCTATCTCCCGGACCACTTCGGGCCGCTGGTCGCGGCGCTCGAGGCCGATCCGGGACTCGGCTTTGTCTACAGCTCGTGTCTCTACGCGGGCCGTCGCGAATTGCGGACCGCGCCGCCGACCGGGAATCGCATCGACCTCGGTCAACCACTGTTTCGGCGCACGGCGCTGCCGGCGGCGTGGCCGTGGCACGAGTTCGCCTGGGACTGGCGCCTGATTCAGAGCCTGCTGGTGCGCGGGGTGCGCTGGCAGCACGTCGACGTCCCGTCGTTCATCTTCCGACTCGCCTGTTATCCGCAGTACTTGGCGGCGCTGGCATGAGGACGACCGAACTCCTGATCACGGACACGCTGATCAGTTCGCTGGAGGGCAGCGGGTCGCCGCCGCTGCAGGCGCTCACGCTCGACTACGCGAAGCTGCACCTCCGGTCGCTGGGGAATGTCGACGATCTACTGATCGGGGTCAACATCCACGCGGTCGCCTCGTACTTCACCGAGCAGACCGGCCGGCCGCTGCTGACAGAAATTCGCGAGGCCTGGCTCGATGCCTTTCCGTTCCTCGGCGCCAGCGGGATGCACGCCCGCATTGAATTGCCCCATCCGCCGCTGCAGACGGTGATCAGCGTCGAGTACATCGACGGCAATGGGGTGCTCCAATCCTTTACGGACGGCGGGTCACCGCCGACGAACTTGTTCACGTACTCGGCCGCCACCGGCCCGTATGCCCGGCGCGGCTTCGTCGAGCCGCTCTACGGCCTGCGCTGGCCGATCGCGCGGCACCAAACCGGTGCGGTGCGCATTCGGTACACCTGCGGCTACGGCGACGGACCCGACGACATTCCGGAGCTCGCGCGCGGCGTCCTCTGCTACCTGCTCGGGAACATGGATCAGGTCCGGCAAGCGGCGCCCTTCCGCACCGGCTACGGCGACTTCCCGACGGG